TTATTTTGCCTTTGGGAGTTGCATTAGATTAGTAATTTTTTCACTTGCTTCTCTTTGCATTTCTTCGGTTACATGGGAATATATATTTAATGTTGTATTTATATCAGCGTGGCCTAGTCTTATTTGGATAGTTTTAAAATTTACTCCTTGAGACAAAAGCAAAGTAGCATTAGTATGCCTTAAATCGTGCCATCGTATTTTTTTATTTATAGATAATTTTTTTAAAACTCTGCTAAACCTATGAGTCCAATAATTTGGATCTATATAAATACCACTTTCCCATATGAAAACAAAATCATATTTTTTCCCATCTAATATATTTTCATTTGTATAAAATTCCCCATAATTAATTTTGTTTTGAAGTAATATTTTTTTATGTTCTTTTAGCATTGATATTAAAGAACCACTTACAACTAACGTTCTCTTACTTTCTTCTGTTTTAGGTGTAGTTACTTTTACTCCAGCATTAGTTTTGATAAAATTATTTTCAATTTTAATTTTATTATTTTTGAAATCAATGTTATCCCAAGTTAAGCCAGATAATTCTCCCCGCCTTAATCCAAGCTCTAATGTCATTGTTAAAGCGAGTTTCATTATATAATCTCTAAAATCTTCATTGTTTAATGAATTTAGAATAGTATGAAATTCTTCAATTGATAATGTCTCGGCAACAAAACGTTCTCTCTTAGGTCTATCAACGAATTTACAAACATTATTATTTATTAATTGTAGCTTCAAAGCTCTATTAAGAGAAGAATTAAGAGCAGTAAAAATATTTTGAAGTGTAGTATTCTTAAGTCCTCTTTCTTTATTGTAATTAAGCATTTTTTCAATATGGATAGGTTTTAAATTTCTAAGTTGTATAGATCCTATAACTGGATTAATAGCATTTTGTATAATACCTTTATACCTATAATAAGTATTATCTTTTCTATTTGGCTTTATATAAGTTTCAAGCCAATTATTCAAATAATCTTTTAATAAAGTATTATCTGATTCTATAAAGCCACAATCTCTTTTATAAAGTGCTTCATTTAACTTTTGTTGAGCTTCTTTTTTAGTTACACCTCCAACTCTTTCAACTCTTTTTTTATTGCCTAAGGAATCGAATGTTTCATATGAATAGTACCATTTGTTCCCCCTTTTTCTTAGGCTTCCTGCCATTAAATCACATCCTTTACGAACGTATGTTCTTTTAATATTTATAAATTAACCAGTTGAGATAAAGGCTCATAAGGAACGTTTATACAACTGGCAATTTGCTTTAATGTCAATCCTTCCATTTCTAAAATATCTAATTTAATACCTGTTAGACAGAGAGCAAAATAATTTGCTTGTTTATCTAACTTACCTATATTAGTAAATTTTGAATTTGATATGTCTGTATGGAGTAGAGCGTGTCCTAATTCATGTCTTAGTATGAACTCTTCATTATATCCATATAGATCATCTCTAATGAAAATTATTTCTTTTTCAAAATAGTTGCGATAATATACAGAATCTTTGTGACATAACAAAGGATTGTTTGAAACTACCCTAAGTATTTGTATTTTTAAATGTCTGCATAATTCATAGGGATTATTTGTTTTATATGTATCTAATAATCCATCAACCACTTCATTAATCCATCTCATAAGTTTCCCCCTTAGAAGTCAATTATTTTTTCTTCTTCATACTATATTTTAATCCTAGTAATTCGGCTTGATTTAGCATTTCATTAGCAAAGTTCAATATTTCTTTATCAGTCATTTTAGATGGGTTTAACCCTCCATAAGCTAAAATTTGATGTTTCATAACATATTCCCTAGCTTCATCTGCATTAATAAATTTTTCAGGAATTAGAGGAAAGTTATTTTCTATTGTTTGTTTATTATTTTTTTCTATAACAGATTCGTGTTCAGAAACTAAATCAGAAAGAGATATCCCTAAACCTTTAGCTATATTAATAAGTGTATCAACGCTTGGATTGTATCGATTTCTTTCTATATCTGCTAGATATGAGCGAGAAATTGAAGCTTTCTTAGCTAAATCTTCTTGTGTTAATTTTAGTTCTTTCCTTAAAGTCTTAATTCTTAAACCTAAATCCATTTTATAACCTCCTGTCGTCATTACCGACTATAGATAAAGTATATAACAATAATGTCGGAAATTCAACTAGTAAAATGTCGTAAATACAAGGGAAAATGAGCAAAAAAGAGGAAGAGAAAGAAAAATATACCCTAATCCTTCATGAAAGTCGTAAATACTAGTAAATTACATTTTACAAAATGTCGTTAATACAATACAATTTAAATATAGAAAGGAGGAGAAAGTATTGAAAATAAATTCAAAAAAAGAAATTGGAAGTATTATAAAGGAAGCGAGGAAAAGCAAGAATATGACCCAACAATTTCTAGCTGATAAATGCTGTCTTTCAAGAAGTTATATATCTGACATTGAAAGTGGAAGATATTCACCTAGTTTAGAAACATTGCTTAATATATCCAGTGAATTAGAGATAAATTTAAATTTATTCAAAAATGTCGTAAATACACATGGTTTACTGGAAAATTAAATACTAGACTTATAAGATAATTTTTATATTTTTATTTCATATATAAAAGTTTACAGGAAATTTATAAAAGGGGGGAAAATATGAAACTTTTAACCGTAAAAGAAGTGTCAAAGGTATTAAGAGTAAATCCTAGTTATGTATATGAATTAATGAAAAAAGGACATTTAAAATATTTAGTTTTAGGAAGTAAAAAAGTAACTGACTTTGAGTTAGAAAGATTTTTAAAAGAAGCTCAAGGAAAAGATTTTTCAGATTTAGATAATATAACTCAATTAAGAGTTTAACTTCAATGGAGCAAAAATTAAGGAGGATTGGAAATGAATAATTTAATAAAGATTAATGGATTAAAAGAAATTGCAGGAATGAAATTTCACGATATTGAAGGCGGATTTGGTGAAAATAAAAAAGCAATGTTAGTTAAAGAACTTGCGAGCATACATGGAAGAGAACTTAAAGCTATCAATCAATCTATCAATATGAACAAAGAAAGGTTTAAAGATGGTATTGATATTATAGATTTAAAAGGAACTGTATTCGCGGTCAATTTAATTGACAGCGGAATTTATAGTCAAAATTCATTAAATGCAAGTAATAACGTTTACCTATTATCAGAAAGAGGATATGCAAAGCTATTAAAGATTTTAGAAGATGATGTGGCTTGGGAGCAATACGAAAAGTTAGTTGATGGATACTTCAATATGAGGGGACAAGCTATTAATATTCCTAAATTATCTAAAGAACTTCAAGCAATATTAATGTTAGATGAGAAAACTGTTGAAATGGATAATAGAATAACAACTCTAGAAGAAAGAATGACAATAGAAACAGGAGCGCAAAAAGTTTTGCAAGATTTAGTTAATAAAAAGGTAATGGCTATATTAGGTGGTAAAGATAGTCCAGCTTATAAGGAGTTAGGTAATAAGACATTTAGACAATGTTGGAAGAACTTTAAAGATATTTTACAAGTAGCTTCTTATAAAGATACACCAGTAAAGGACTTTGATTTAGCAAAGAAAACAATAATAGATTGGCAACCTAATAGAGAGCTAGAGTTGATGATAATGGGTTGTAATGCTCAAATGAGAATGTAGGAGGTAAATTTATATGAGATTTTATGAAAGTAGCATAATAGAAAGAATAGGATATGACTTTTATTGTGATATTGCAATAAATATTGTTGATAAGAGAAAATTGTTAGGACTAACTCAAGAAGAACTGGCTAAAAAGGCAGGAATAAAATTAAGCAGATTAAGTAATATCGAGAATGTTAAATATCGTATAGGACTTGATGAAGTTGAAAAGTTAGCAAAAGCATTAGAGGTAACTGTTAATAATTTAATAAATGCAGAATTAGATAGTCAAGTTGGAGATTGTTTATATCTTATTTCATTAGAAGGATGGGAAAGTGATGGATTATATCAAGAAGCAACTAGTAAAAGAATGGCATTTTTTAAACTAGAGAAACGATTGAATGATATAGGAGTATCTCTTTTTAGTAATTCAAGAAGTAGGGCTATTGTTAAATTAGTAGGTGTACCTGTAACTGACCAAGAATTAAAAGATAAGTTACCTAAATTCAAAGAAAATCAAGAAATTGAGAAATAGGAGGAAGTATAAATGAATAAAAAGCAAATTGAAAATATAGTTTGGCATATTGAAACTAATAGAAGAGTAGCAGGAGATAAACAAGTTTTAGATGATGTTTTAAAATCATTAAAGAATTTCTTAAAAGAAACTGCTCAAGAAGTACCAGTTCAAGATATGAAATATAGAGTAATAATTGAAAGTATTTGTGAAAATAGGCTAATAGGATTTGAATCTAAACAAGAAGATGCACAACTTATAGCTAAAGTAATCGAAACTCTTGCCGGAGAAGAAAATTTATCTATAAGTCATGCACAAGCAATCTTAGAAGATGCTAAAAAGATTATCCCTATGTTAGTTACACTTTAAAGACCAAGAGAACGTTTGTCTAAAAATTTCACCTTAGGAGTTGGTAAATCTTTAAGTTGTTTTTCAGCTTGGGCATATGCTTCAGCATACTTGTAAGTAAAATCTTCCACTAACTTAGAGTAACCAGATGCTTTATATTCTAAAAGATTAGCTTCAACATAAAGCTTAGCGCAGTTAGAAGCTACTTCATTGCAAGCAATTTGAATATCCATAAAATTCACCCCCTTTCAAAATAATTTTAACATATTTTAGGGAAGTTTGTCAGAAGGAGGAAATGAAATGTCAAATACACATCAAACATTAGAAGAAGCAATTAGTCTTTATGGATTAAATGACATAGTAACAATAATGTTGAGCCAACAAATAGATAAAGAAGTAACTAAAGAGCAAGAGAAGAGATATGAAGCATATAAGGAGGATAAGGATGGACTTGCTATATGCAGCTGAAATATACCTATTAACTTTACTTAAGATAACTTACGAAGTAGGAATATGTTTAATAAGCTTACTAGCTGTAATGGCTTTAATAAGAATAACAACTAAAGACAAAGCAGTATTTACTAAGAGGTTATTAAAACTAAAGGAGAAAATGTATGGGATTAATATTAGACATTATAAATAAAGTTGTTCCTAGAACACTTGATAGATTAGAAAAAGAAGGAGGAATGCTTAAAGATATATTATCAGAGGAATTAGAAAAAGAAATAGCTCATTCCCTAACCGACCAAAGTATAGGGAATAAGCCAATGAAACCACTACAAAATATTATAACAGATAAAGAAGATATAGACAATAATGAGATTTATAACATAGAGAGTGGACAAACTATAAGAGATTTAGGAGGGTTTTAGAGTGGCAGAGGAAATAAAAATAATTAATATATATCAAAAATTGCAAAAAAGTAGAGTTGAGCTACAAGCTAAGAATTTAAAAAAGAGTGGTAAAAACTCATATAGTAACTATGAATATTTTGAACTAGGAGATTTTCTTCCAGGAGTAAATGAAGTTTGTAATAATAATGGACTAGCTACAATATTCCACTTTGAAAAGGAGATTGCTACATTAACAATTATAGATGTAGATAATCCGGAAAGCATAATAAAGTTTGAAACGCCAATAGAAATGGCAGCTATTAAAGGAAGTTCAACTATTCAGCAAATAGGAGGTACACAAACATATGCAAGAAGATATTTGTATATGATGGCTTTTGAGATAGCTGAAACAGATATTGTTGATAAAAGTGAGGTTGATCTAGAGAAGCAAGAAGGAGAACAGAGAATAGGAACAGTTTATTTAAATGTTATAAGAAAGCTTATAGATGAAACTGAAACAGAAATAACAAGTTTCTTAAAATATGCAGGAGTTGAAAAGTTAGAAGATATAAAAAATAAGGATTATCCAGATCTATTAAAGCTTTTAGAAAAGAAAAAGCAAGATTATAAAAGGAAGCAAGAAAATGCAAGAAAGCTAAAAGAACAACAAGAGCAGTATCAAAAAGAGTTAGAAGCTAAACAAGAGAATTTTGAATTTTAGGAGGATATGAGAATGAAAGAGATAGTTGTAAATACACAGTTACCAGTTATAAGCATGAATTATGAGGAAGTTAAATTATCTATTGAAGAAAGTCTTAAGAAATATAAAGGAATAGTTGTTACAGAAGCAGGACTTCAAGACTGTAAATCTACTCAAAAAGAGTTAGCGGGATTAAGAAGAAAAATAGATGATTATAGAAAAACAGTAAAAAGAGAAATGGAAATTCCAATAAAAGAGTTTGAGGGTAAATGTAAAGAACTAGTTACTCTTGTAGATCAAGTTGAAAAACCAATAAAAGAAGGAATTGCAGAGTTTGATAATAAGCGTAGGGAAGAAAAGAGAATTAAAGCTTTAACATTCATTCAAATAGCAATAGAGGAAAATGATTTGGAAGAAAAGTATGCTAGTCAACTAACAGTAATAGATAAATATTTAAACCTATCAGCGACAGAAAAAAGTGTTGTAGAAGATATTAACCAAAGAGCAGATATGTTAAAGCAACAACAAAATATGGATAAGGCTAAGTATGAATTACTTAAAGGATCAATAGAAAGTACTTTAGAAACAGTAAACACAACTATTAAAACACAATTAAAGTATTCAGATTTTGAAAAGTATATAGAAATGGGTTGGGATGCGGCAAGAATAATTCGTGAGATAAACGATAAAGCAAGAATGATTCGAGAAGCTGAAAAAATAGTTGAAGAACCTAAACAAGAAATAGAGTTACCTGCAGATTCAAAGCCAAAATCACCAGAAGTGAAAGAGATAAAGAAAGATGAACCATTATATTTTGTAGATGTTCATGTAGAACATAACTTTGAAGCTATACAAGCTTTAAGTAAGTTCTTAAAAGATAACGGATATAAATATGAGGTCCATAATAAAGGAAAAGTTAAATAAATCTTTTAGGAGGTAGGCATGGATAAGGAATCTAAAGGATTTATAAAGCTAGATAGAAACATCTTTGACCATTGGATATTCCAGGATGCTGAAAAGTTTAGAGCATTTGTGGACCTTATCCAATTAGCCAGATGGAAAGATGAAAAATTATTAATAGGAAATGATGTTGTAACAGTTCCAAGGGGGAGTTATTATACCTCAGAATTGAAATTAGCAGAGCGTTGGAAGTGGGGAAGAGATAAGACAAGAAGCTTTTTAAGCCTATTAGAAAAGGAAAAAATGATAAGAAAAAAAGGCACACCAAAAGGCACAATGATTACAATAAGTAACTACAGAGAATACCAAGATATTAACCCAACAAATACAACAACCCAAAACCTTGTAAATACTAGCTTTGACAACTATTCACCCACAACACATGACACAACAAACCAACAACAAACCAACAACGAACCAACAACACACCCGACAGCAGACCAACATCAAACCAACATCAAACCCGACACAAAAGAAGAAATTAAAGAAATTAAAGAAATTAAAGAAATTAAAGAAAGGGAAGAAGGAGAAGAAAAAGCAACTGTACTTCCACCCCTTTCATTCCAGAATAATATACATGAATTAATTTTTAATAGATTAGGTGAAGTTACTTATAGAACATGGTTTATAGATACAGAGATAACTGAAACAGATAATAAGATAACTATAAAAGCTAGTAATGATTTTATTAAGGGAGTTATTGAAGATAGGTTTAAAGATAAATTATATTACATCTTCTTAAAGGAGATAGAAATTTTATAGGAGGTAAAAGAAGTGGAAAAGACATTTAGAGAAGTAATAGCAGATATAAAAGAAGGTGAAGTTTGGGATAATGGATATTTTAAAATTGAATTGAAAGGAGGAAGTTATTGTATAGGGCGTACACAGGATCAAGTATCTAAAAATATAATAGGCTTTGTTATATATACACATGTTAAATTTAAGCTCCAAAGAAAAGAATACACCTTCCAAGAAGCGTTTAAAGCATATGAAGAAGGTAAGGAAATAGAAAGTTGTGAAGGATGTAAATTTAAAAGATGTGATAAAGATGTTGTATTAATAATTGATTTTGCTGGAGATAAAATTAAACGTAGCAGCTGCGAAGAATTATTTTCTATAAAAGAAATAAGAGGTAAGTGGTATATAAATGATTAAAGAAATACATTTTTGTAAAGTATGTGGTACAAGCTATGGAGTTGAATTGCATCATAGAATATATAGGTCAGAATGTAAGCCGCTAGAGAATTGTAAATTAAATCATGTTTATCTATGTAATAAGCATCATAGAGATCATAAAGTAGGAGTACATTTTAATAAGAAATTTGATAATGAAATAAAATTAGAGTTTCAGAACTGGTTAGAAATATTATTTAATAAACCGTATTTAACTAGAGAAGAAATAAAAGAAGTTTTAGATATATCGGACAAGACTTTAAATAGCCTTTTAAAGACAGTAGAAAGACATAAGGATAAATATGTTAGGGAAGAGGTAATAAGAGCATGTATGGGTGGAAAATTAATTATATAGAGGTGTAATAATGAGAGAAATTAAATTTAGAGCATGGAATGAATGGGCTGATAGAAATGAAATGATTTACTTTAGTATAGATGAACCTAAAGCTATTGAAAATACAGCTTGGAATGCAGAAATAATGCAATATACAGGACTTAAAGATAAGAATGGAAAAGAAATATATGAGGGAGATATAGTAAAAGCTTATGAAAGTAATATTATATGCGAAGTAATATTTTCAGAAGGTGCTATGTTTATGTTGAGGTGGAATGATAAAAAATGGGGAAATAATGAGTATCATCATTATGGAGTAGGAGCTTTTACTTTAGAAGTAATAGGCAATATATACGAGAATCCAGAACTATTAGAAGGTGAAGAATGAATCCACAACAGATAATAAATAAAATGAATCAATGCCTTATGGCAATGCAGAAAGGGAATATAGAGTATAAATCTTTAGGATTAAAGAAAGCTGCTGCAGAAGAAAAGTATAGAGTAGCATTACAAAAAGAAATGGCTAGATTAAAGCTAGAAGGATATAGAGTAACAATAATACCAGATATGGCTAGAGGAAATGAAGAAGTAGCAAGGTTAAGACTAGAAAGAGATATAGCAGATGTTAATTATACAGTATGTAGAGATAGTCTAAGATATAACGAAAAGGAATTAGACATACTTAGAAGTCAACTAGCTTGGGCTAAAGTAGAGTATCAAAATAGTTAATTTGAAAACATTACACATAAATAAGGAGGAAATGATGGGAGATGTATTAAAGTTTATAGAAACATTAGTAGAAGACATGAAAGGTGCAGATTGGACTATTGAAAAGATAGTAGAAGGTGAAAAGGTAATTGAAAATGATACTAATTATTTAGAAGTGGATAATTCACTTTATGAAGAGCAAGATAATTTCTATATAAAACAATGGACTGGATAGTGTGGTGATGATTATTATGGAGTGATATTCTACCCAATAAAAGATAATAAATATTTAAAAATTAACTATAGTTGTTAATTTGCAATTCAAAAAAATAGGGAGAATAGGAGTAAATCCAACATAGTTATATATTCCTATTCTCATATGAAAATCAGGTGAGAAGGTGATTGAGTGAAAGTTTTAAAATGGCCAGGTTCTAAATGGAGCATAGCAGATAAAATAGTTGAAATAATGCCTAAACATAATATTTATTTAGAACCTTTCTTTGGATCAGGAGCAGTATTTTTTAATAAAGCACCATGTAATACAGAAATACTCAATGATTTAGATGGGGAGATAGTAAATTTATTTAAGGTGATAAGAGATAATCCTGGAGCATTATCAAATGTTATAGAGCTAACTCCATATAGTAGAGAAGAATATCAGGAAAGTTATAAAAGAAGTGAAAAAGAGTTAGGCCCCATAGAAAAAGCTAGGCAATTCTTGATTAGATGTAATATGGCCAGAGCAGGTATGCAATATTATTCTTCAAGTTGGAGACACGCAGGTCCAGTATTAGGAGCAAAGACTAAGCAAAGAGTTACTGGAGATTGGAATAAGGTTCCTGAAAGAATAATTGAAGCAGCTAAGAGATTAAAAGATGCAGAAATAGAAAATAGAAGTGCATTTGAATTAATAAAAAAGTACAACAGAAAAGATTGTTTGATTTATGTGGATCCACCATATTTACTAAGTACTAGGAGGCAGAGGTACTATAATGTTGAAATGACAGAAAATGAAGAACATAGAGAACTACTTGAATTACTTAAAAATCATTTAGGACCTGTAATAATAAGTGGATATGACAGCGAATTATATGAGGATACATTACAAGGGTGGAATAAAAAAGAGATTAGAACCAATGCAGAGCAAGGAAAGCAAAGAACGGAAGTTCTGTGGTTTAACTATGAACTACCAAAGCAAATAAGTTTTGAAATATAAGAGAAATAAGGTGATAAGGTGACTAATAGTAAACAAAAAGGAGCTAGAGGAGAAAGAGAATTATCTTCTAAGCTAAAAGAATATGGATATAAAACAAGACGAGGACAACAATATTGTGGTGCTAATGGTGATGCAGATGTAGTTGGATTACCTGGAATACACATTGAATGTAAGAGAGTAGAAAGACTTAATATATATGATGCTATAAGCCAAGCTAGGGCAGATAAGAAAGAGAATGAACTAGGAGCAGTATTTCATAGGAAAGATAGGTCAGAATGGCTTGTAACAATGACATTAGATGAATGGATGAAATTATATAAGGGGGAGTTACCTAGTGAAGATTAAACTCGGAGATTATTTAATAGAATCGGACGAAAGACAATATATAGTAAAAATTAAGAAAATAGTAGAAGAAAGTAGATTAACTAAAAAAGAAAATATAGGGAATGAATATTGGCAACCCATAGCGTATTGTACAACCTTTGATTCTGCTTTGAAATTCATTCCAGAACAGGCGTCAAGGAGTAATGAGGATATATTAGTCATCAAAGAAAAATTAACTCAAATACACGAGCATTCAAAAGAGTATAAGAAGATTGAAGAAGAAATTAAGAAAGTT